AAATCTCCCACATCAGGGACATTTGTCGCAATAGCCAGAGGATCAGAAGAAGCTGAATACATAGATAAAAGAAGTTCAATAGGAACCGCATTTCGACATTTGTCTCATCTGCTTTTCCCATTGTTCGCCGCCGTAGTGCTTGGGTTGCATGACCACAAGGTAGCCTAAAGCATCAATAGGATCTTTACTGGCACCCTTCTGTCCATCAGCCCCAGTCCATTCCCTTAAACTATAAATCAAGTTTTGACAAGATTCATGTACCATTATTTTAGGATGATTACGCCCCTTAACCAACGGCTGTTCTCTGTCGTAACACAACATGTCATTAATCAAAATGACCCGTTCCTCGACAGGAACCGCTACAGAAGGCTGTACATATAGAGGAACCGTAGCATCAGCAAAAAGATCTATAATTGTAGTACCACCTTCTTTTGTAATGGTTTCCGTTCCAGCAGTTCGAGGATCCATATATCTCTCGGCTATCTCTTCGCGAACGTCTCCAGAGGTTTCTAATCCCCAGATAAGCTCACTATACTCGTTTACGCCTCTTCCAGCTCCACCTCTCTGTGCAGGGCCGGGTCTACCGTCAGGCTTATCGCTTGGCAAAGCCCATTCGCCGTAACTTTGGTCAGGCCATTCCCTGTAGATCCATAAAATATCATTTTCATCTACCCTACCCCACAACATGAACCAATTCCGTGCTCCAGCAGGGTCCATAGCCATGTAGTTTGTTCCTTCAGGTGCAACTTCCATGACATCCCCCTTAAAGATGTTTACCTCACCAAAGTAGGGAAACTCCGTACCCGCAGTCTGATCTGCCCAGCCATAGGCGCGAATCTTAAGTTCATTGGAACTTCTTCCCTTAAGCTCCTGCTTCATGCGCTCCCAGTTGTTGTACGGATTTAACTTGGAATGAAACCAGATACAGGCGTGTCTTCCATAGATGTTCTCAGCCTTGTACGGCATGTTGCCAGCAGGAACACTCAGCACGTTATTATTTGGAAGTAGTTCACTTTGTTTCCAATGTGTAATTTTTGCTGAGTTAATGTAGTCTTTAACGGTCTGAGTATAGCCTTGTACCGGGGTAAAGGTAACAATCAACTTGCCGTTCCGGGTCACTAGACGGTACCGAAGCGTATCCAACCAGTCTTTTGGCACCATTTCATCACACCAAATAAAGTCAACTTCGCCACCTTCAACCACCTTAATATCCTGAGAGTAGTTTAAGAACCAAATCTGGTTCTGCATGTAAACCGCCGTGTTGTCTGAAAAGCCGTTCTTCTGCGTAAAGCTGACATGAATGTTGTTATTGCGCTTGGCACTCTTAAGTTCTTTCGGCAGGTACTTGTAAAAGACCATCTGCTGCATCGAAATGCTAGTCTGGTTAGACGTATGCAGGCACCAAATACGCAAGCCTCTCTGCTGTATCCGTTCACTAATCCAATGCGGCACAGTACCAGACAAATCCGCACCCACAAACGCTTGTGCCATCCGTTTAGCCGCCCACTCAGTTTTTCCTGCCCGGTTCCCCCCAAGTGCCACCACCTCGTTAAACCTAGTCAATAAATCATCAGCATCTTTCCAAGGTTCCAAATCTGCCCCATACCTGTGCGGATCCTCCGCCTCTGCCTTCGCCCTGTTCTCTCTAATGATGAAGAGCTCCATCACCTTCTCGGGGCCAACATTCTCGATCATTGCCCTTCTCTGTTCCTCGTCCGGTCTAGGCAAGGTAGGGTGATCAGTCAGCTTGAACCTTAAAATTTTCTCTATCAGCTTATTTTTTTGCTCTTCTGTCATTGACATAGGCTCCTATGTAGCTATGTTTACCTCGCAGGTCAAAATAGATCTGCCGTGTAGCCTCTGGATAGTCGCGTAAGGCGAGCCACAGGTGAAGGAGAGGTTCCCCTTGCATGAAAACCGGGGGGGATTAATAACTCGGGAGCTAGGAGCCCGATACTTCCAAGTAGTCCACGAAAGAAGACTAGCGTAGGTTGACTCGGGTACCCTCTGCGCGTGACTTGGTAAAAGCGAAACGAAAGGCGACGGTGACGGTGAGTGTCACTTCTTCTTGCGGTGAGCTTAAGTAACTTCATAAAAAGATTTTCTTTTTTTATGTCACTTTTGACAGGGTTACTTATGCTCACTCAGGTCTCTGGTTCTGGTGAGGTTTTCTTCTTTAGTAGGTTAACTAACGAGCGAAGCGAGAGCGACCAAAGGGAGCGACAGAAAGAAGAAGAAGATAAGAAGAAGATGAAAGGAAAGCTAGCGCCCTAGCTTTGCGCTTTACCTAGAAACATAGTGGTTCCTTTGTAGTTTATCTTCTGGCCAAGTCGCAAACTTGTCCCTTTACCACCAACATAAATCGTCTTTCCACTCTTTACCCGCACATATCTTGTGTTTGGAAAGATGTTTTGTACCTCTTCAGTGAAGATAGTGTCATCTGTAGGCGTTATCTTAATAGGAAGTACGTCTATCTTTGCGTTATCTTCTTCCAAACCCACTTTCTTCTCTAGTGAATCAAGAAGATCAACCCGGTAAACACGCTTAAAGCCAGCCAAACAGCGTTTATCTTTGATCTTAATGTAGTCAAACCCCTCTTTAAGTAGGGCTAACTTGTCCTCAAACTTGTCTCCATACACCTCTTTTACCCTCTTTTCACTCAACTCGTACTTTTGTGTCATCTTTCCTGCACTATACGCCCAAAGTTCATACGTCAACATCAGGGCACAAAAAAATGACGCCCAGCCTTCCACAGGAAGACTAGCCTAGTCATGCTCAAGTTGACCTCCACTCCCCAAAGCAAAGGCTGCCTGAACACGCTAAGGAGCAATCACGCTCGCGTCACGTTTCTACACACACACAACATCAGTCTTACAGAGTAAAAGCGGCAGTCAAGTGCATGTGGGCGCATTTGTAAAAATAAAATCCGAGGGGGGGGATGCGTCGCAGCTTTCCAGCCGGAACAACGTCGAACCCCCTCCCCCCCTTACTGCTACAGATACAGAGACAAAAGCCCGGCTGCACTGCTTGCCATCATGCTTAAAGGTGCGCTGCTTCAATGACTTGCGCGTGCTTGTGTTGCTTTGCTTGTGTAAGTGCATGAAGGTGCAGGCTTTGCTTGGCTTGCGTTTGCTTTGTGCCGTCTTCACGGCAACGCATCCAGTGAACATCTAGTCAACCTTATTCAACCCCAGTCACCCTTCACTCGCTTCTCACCCTCTTTTCACCCTACCCAAGCAACCTTTTTCGCCCTTTTTTTCTCTTTTTTGTTGCAAGTCTCTTTGCTTGGGATAGATTCGCTTCCGTTGGCAATATTGCCACCACAAACAAAACAAAAGAAAGAAAACGATGAAAACACTTGAAACACTGGAAACAGAATTGCAAGAAGCTCATGACGCTTTACTTGCTGTAACCAAGGCTGGAATCTTTGGAAAACCCCGCTTGCAAGCTTGTGGAAGGGTTATAGAGGCGATGCAGGCTATCCTTATGCGGAAAGCATACAATTCCGGAAAGGAAGATTCGGAAACCGAGTGGCTTAACAGTCATCGTTTATTCAAAACAGCATGAAACTAAAAACAAAACCCTTCGCTTGGGACTTCGAATTGACCGACACCTTTGGCGGGGAAGCCAATTATAGCTGGGCCCGTCGCGGGCAAGTTAAAGCGTCAACGCCATCCGGAGCAATCAGAGCGGCAAAAAGAGCCTTAGGTTTAACTGGAAAGCATACATCCGAGAAGTACTCGGACTTGATATCTGTCCGCTTCGGATCCGCTTGCATCGTACTATTCTTAACCCCTTCAGAAAGCCTTTAACCTTCACCCCTTAAACAAAAGAAAACACTATGGAAAACAATACTTACAACGGCTGGCGCAATCGTGAAACTTGGCTTGTACCGCTTTGGTGGCAGGAGTGTCCTATTGAATCAATCGACGCAGATACAAAAGAAGAAGCCGTGGAATCCTTGGCGGAGCATCTAGAAGGGATTTTTAATGAGCTTTTAGATGAATGCAATATCCCTTCATCTTCTTTGATTGCTGATTTGTTGGGTGGAGCGACGGCGAGAATTGACTGGAGAGAGATAGCTGAGCATTGGGTTGATGATATTCAATTAAATCTTCCCCAGTCGGATGAAACGGAGGAGGTTGAATCATGAGAACCACCCTTTTCCTTGGCACCCTTGGCCTAGCTTTATTTGATATGGGAGCTCTAAAGGCTTTCGCGCTTCGATGGGAAGCTTATATCTTCGGAAGTCTTTTGCTTTGCTCTTTAGCTTTGCTTTATTTGCTTGCAAGGCCTTTGTTTCCTAAAGCTTAAGCTTCTGGAGTGTTTCCATTCCCATTCTTTGCAATTGCAAGGGGTGGGACGGAAGCATTTTCATGCTTCAATCAAATAAACTAAACATCATGACAAAAAAGCAAGAGTTAGACGCCTGGAAAGACTTTGCCGAGTCTTTGCCGATTGAAAGCTATTCAAAGGGAGCCCTGTGTTCTCTTTTGATTGAACTAGAAAACGCTCTTCGGAGTGATTATATGCCGACCTTAAGTCTTTTCGAAGCTGGCCAGCGTGCCAGTGACTTGATTGAAGGCGCAAAAAAGACCAGTGAAGGCATTTTAAAACAAGCGCAAGAAAAGGCTAATAGAATCGTATCAAAGGCAATAGAGACGGATCTAATGTATCGGGCCAGAATTGACGCTTGGAAGGTTAAAGCTGGAAAGGAGATCGACGCACTATGAAAGCCCCAAGCATCAAAACACTTTGCGAAAGCCTTAACCTTGAAAGGGACAAGGCAAAACTGATTCGCGCTCTAATCAAAAAAGAGCAAAAAACTAGAGATTCAACTCTTTTCCCTTCAACCTTGGCATGGATTAAATCTTGCTATCATGCTCCAAACTGGGTGGAGCGCGTGCTTTCGTGCTTCAATGAAATACTGGAGGGCTACGGAGTTGAAGCAATCGAAGGGGAAGACTTTCGATGCCCTTTAATGGTTTATGTAAACCTAGGTGAAACCTATCAAGACACGCTTCTTTTTTGCTATAAAACGCAAACCTTTCGCGTTCAATCGGTGGGGGACTATCTGGAAAAAATGGGGCTCTAAACCTTTTCTAGTCAGCTTAAACCGAAAGACTGGGGAGCCCGAAGGCTCCCTTTTCTTTTCCGTTCAACCTTTTAGGGAAGCTCTAAAGGCTTTCCAACGCTCTGCACTGTCCTCCTCTTTAATCGGCACAAATATTTCCTCGACTTCACCTTGAAACATTGCTAGCGCGACGGCCAGCCGTCTGGCGTCTATGCACGTTGCATCTTTTACAAAGCCATCATGATGAGCCTTTTGCAGTTGAGTTGCGATACGCTTTGCCTCGTCCAAGAACTGCGTGTACTCGATAGAGTGCCCAAGCACCGGGCAATAGATCGTTTTATTTTTCAAATTTGAAATCTCATTTTCATTTTCATTTTGGTTTCGAAGCCTGATTGAACAAGTCCCCTATCTCTCCATGAGCGTGCAGGTGTACATGCTGGTGAAGCTGTTCTGGTGCCTTATTCTTCTCTAGGGCCATGTACTTATCTAGGGTCACGCCCAAGGTCAGCACAGCGTCTTTAGGGGCCATCTCTGGCAGGGTATCTTCTACCCTTTTCATGGCTCCGTCGATCAGGGTCTGCATCCTACCCTTCAGGTTTGCCGAGAAATATGAATTTCGAAATTGAGAATCGTAATCCAAAAAGTATTGCCTTACCTCGTTGACTGTATTGTACGAGACACCCACTTTGTCTGCGATATACGGGCTACCATGCCCTTGGCAGTACAGTTCTAGTATCTCCTTACGCTGCTCTTCGGATACCCCGGCAAACAGTCCTTTCCCGTTGATCTTCTCGATCTGTACGCCCATGACATGATCCTCGATCTTGACATTGGCTAACCCGGCAAGCTGCCTTGCACGGGTCTCGGCTGACTTATACTGACGCTTCTTTTTCTTTGGCTTTTGCATCGAGTCTTTTCTGTTTACGCCTGAAGTATCTTTCGCGG